CGCCCAAACTCAACCCTCATCTTCACATGGAACCCGCTCACCTCGCATGACCCCGTGTGGACGTACTTCATCACGGGCGATTCGGAGGAACGCCGCCGCCAGACATGCCACTGGCACACCACCTACAACGATATTCGCCGCTTGTTGAGCCAAGACGTGTTGGACATGATCCACGCCGACCAACAGTCGGCGGACTATGCTCACATCTGGCTAGGCTTGCCATACTCCGACACCGATAACCAGCTAATCAGCGACACCATGATAGGGGAAGCCGTCCAACGCGAACCATTGCCCGGGCTTGTGACGTTCGGCGTGGATGTGGCCCGATACGGCAACGACCGCACGGCGCTCTGCATCAAACAAGGCAACCGAATCAGCATTTTGGAGTCTTGGACGCACAGCAGTATCGTGGACACGGCGGAACGTATCAAACTCCGGGCAGACCAGTACAAGCCAGTCGCCATCCGTGTGGACGATACCGGCGTGGGCGGAGGATTGACAGACCTGCTCAAGACAAATGGCCTGCCAGTGGACGCCATCAACTACGCCGGTAAGGCCAAAGACCAGCAGTATCCGAATATTGCCAGCGAACTATGGTTCGACTTCGCTACCATGCTGCCGTCATTGAGCATCAACCCTAATCTTGATGACTTCGCCAAGCTTTCAAACGAGTTGACCACGCGACGGTGGAAAATCACCAGCAGGAACCAGCGCCAGATAGAAAGCAAGCAGGATTACAAAGATAGGGAGAATCTGGGCAGCCCCGACCTTGCGGACGCTGTACTGTTGGCGTGTTATGAACCGCCGAAGCTACCCTCATGGGATGTAGCCGTTTGCTAGGTTTAAGCCCTGCACCCCGGTAGACTAGACATAGGGTCTTAGATGAATCGAGGAAAATGTGAGCCTGCTGAACAATCTCCGTGACGGGTTTATGAGCGCTTTCGACCGTAACCATGCGCCCAGCATGTCCCCCACACCAATGGGCGGAAACATCTGGCAGCCAATGGGCGGCAACACCATCCCAATGCACGACACATACGACAACGTGTTCCCCTACGTGAACGCCATCGCGCAACGGTTCAGCACGGTAATCCCATACGCCGTGGACTCTGAAAACCAGCGTATCGAACCAACCCCCGCACCATTGGCCGCGCTCTACGCGCCCAACGACACCTATTCGTGCTTGGAGTTTTTAAAGATTGTTTGCGCCAGCATCCTCACTCAATCACACTTGGACGTACTGATCTGGACATCTAACGGGCCGGGCGGAGACATTACAGCCGACAACATCATCGGCTATACGCTGCTGCCGTCGAACAGTCGCCAGTATAATTCCACGCGCTCGGACTGGTATCATCGCGTTACGATGGACTTGGGCGAAGGCGAACGAGTCTACGAATTCTCCCGAGACGAAACCATCGCCCTCAGTTACTCGCAGCACCCGAACGATCCCACTCGGGGCATTGCACCGGCAATGACGGTGAAGAAGTGGGCAAACGTGGACGATATGATCGCCGACTATGAGCGTGGTTTCTTCGGCAACAACGCCGTGCCCGCTGGAATGCTCGGCATCGTGTCAGAAAACACTGAGGACTTCCAGCGTAACCGCGACCGGTTGGAAAGCACGTTCCGAGGTGCCGGCAACAACAACGGAATCGTCTATAACATGATTCCGGTTGACCCCATGACCCATAAGCCCAGCACCACCAGCAAACTCGTGTGGGTGCCGTTCCAGAACGCCAACGATACGCTGGACTTGCAGACCGTGAACGACGTGGTAAACAACCGGTTGTCGAACGCGCTCGCCGTCCCGGACATTATTCGCGGCATCGACAACGGGCAGACCTACGCCAACGCCGAACAGGCCGAACGCGCGTTCATTGAAAACACGCTGAAACCGTTGTGTATGACGGTGTGGGATAAATGGCAATTCGAGCTAGACCGCATCACCGGAGGACTCGGCTACGGCATCACGTTCGACCTCAACCTGCCGTCCCAAACCGACGTGGAGAAGGTGCAGGCCGACACGCAGAAGGTACGTATCGACTCGCTGACCCAACTCCTGAACATGGGGGCCAGTCTGGAATCCGCCGTGGACGCGCTCGGCCTCCCCGACTCGTACAAGCGTCTTGACCTGCACCAGCAGGCTCCGACACTGACTATCCCAATAGCCGCGAAACGATATGCGCGTAATATCAAACCGCAGGAAACGGCAACCGAAACCCGTATCCTCCCCGCCACCCGAACCTACGTGGACAGGGTTATCAGACTCGCCCGCCGTTCCCAGAACGGTTTGCGTGACGATCTGGAAGTCATCGGCGACCAGTGGATTAACGACGTGGAAGATGAACTGATGACCAACCTCGCCGCCTACGCCCGCCGTACCGGCTACGAGTTGGAACAGGTCATTACAGCGTGGGCGGAACTCCACCCCGAAAGCTCCATCGCCGTGGATATCGAGGGATACACCGCCGATGATTGGCGGCAACTCTACTTTTGGGCGGAACTCCCCGCAACCGTTAGCGAAGCATACGTGGAACACTTGCGTAGCATCGCCAAGTCCACCAGCAAGACCATTACGAACGACGTGCTCGAACTGTTGAACCGGGCCGACGTGGAACAGTGGGACGCAAACCGATTGCGTGACGAACTCGAACGCATAGGCAATAATCACGCCGAACTGATTGCCCGCTGCGAAACCGTGCAATCCCAACGGCTCGGCAGCTTGTACAGCGCCCGCAATCTCAGCGAAACACTCGGCGTCCGACTAGCTAAGGTGTGGCGAACCAGCGGCGACGAAAAAGTATGCGAATTCTGCAACCACATGGAAGGCAAACGAATCGCACTCGATGACACGTATCTGGCCGAGAACGCAAGCGTCGAAATCGGAGACCGCACCTACGTGAACAATTTCGAGAGTATGCAGACACCGAACGGACACCCCAACTGCCGGTGCTACGAAGATTACGAGGTGGTGGAATCATGACGTATGACATCCATTGCAAACGTTGCGGACGCTACCTAGGCTCCTGCGCCCGCAACACCACGATTAAGTTGAAGTGCCCGAACTGCAAGGGATTGGACACGTATCGCATCGTGCTACTATGGGGTGCAGAACATTAAGCCCATTAAGGACGTTCGACCGCACCACTACCCTACTATTTGAAAGGGCCCAGATGAAGACTCGTAAGAGCTTCTCCAACAGCGGTGCCCCTGAAACCAATGGTCGTACACTGACCTTCCTCGCCAACAGCGGCAAAGTAATGTGCGACGGACTCACCGTAGACCTGATGACACTGAAAGCGCCGTTAATCGACGGCACTCTGAAACTCGTGTCCGACCTCACCGAGTCCGACAAACTATCACTACCGCTCCTAATCGACCACATGCCCAGCATCGAATGCCAAGCAGGTGCAATCACCCGACTTTGGATGACCGACGCCGGACTAATGGCCGAAGCAAAACTCAGCGAGGTAGATCAAGGCGAACGTATCCGCCAGCTTGCCGCCGACGGATGTTTGACCAACAGTTTCAGTATCACCGTTGAGTTCAACAAGCGTCCCGGCAAAGACGGTATCATCCATGATGGCGAACTGCTGGAAATCAGCGTCGTATATCGTGGGGCCGACCCTCGGGCCGCTTTCACCGCAATCAACAGCCGCAACAACAAGAATGGAGACACCATGAACCCGGAACTCCTGAAGAAACTGGCGCGTACCATCGCCCAGTTCAAGCTCACCCCCGACGAGGCGGAACAGCTCACCGCTTCCATCGGTGACATCATGCAGGGCGCTCTCGATGACATCACCGACGCCATCACCAACCAGAAGGAAGGCGAGGGCGAGGACGAGGGCACCCCGGCACCGGAGGAACCCGTGCAGACTTCCAACGCCCGCCAGACCATCATCATCAACAAGGCCAACCACTCCGCCCACCAGTCTGGTACCGTGAAGTTCTCCCACGACCGTAAGACGTGGCTCGACTCCGATGACGCCATGATCGCGTTCGAGCGTGCCCTGATCGCATCCGATAACAAGGGTGTCGAAGCGTTCCACCGTGAATGGGCCGACACCGTGAACCGTAACATGTCGGACACCGCATCGTTCAGCACTGACGCTAGCAATGTGAACGGCGTTGACGCTACCAACGTGAACAAGTTCATCCCGACCGAAGCCATCACCACAATCGCGGACGCTTTGAACACGCGCGGCTCCGGCCTGTGGAACCTGCTACGCAAGACCGGTCTTGACCGTCTGACCATCGGCGGCAACATCAACGGTCTGACTGATCAGACCCGCGCCCACGGCTACCCGGTGAACAAGTACGGTACCGAGAAGACGAAACAGGTGCTTTCGTTCGTTAAGCGTGAGCTTCAGGCCGACTACACCTACAAGTACATCACCCTGAACAAGGGCGATATCCGCCGCACCCAGCGTCCGGGCGCTCTGCTCCGCTACGTGCTTCAGGAGCTCCCGAACTACATCATCCAGACTATCGAACGTCAGATTACGCTCGGCGGTTACGATGATATGGCTCACTTCCGTAGCGTTGTGACCGACGCGGGAGACAGTACGTCCGAGTGGAATGGCAAGCGTTTCGCGCTCTCCTACACCATGACGGGTGCGGCCCCGCTGATGGACTTCGTACGCGCCTCCCACATGGTTCGCGCTCAGGGCAACAAGGTTCTGCTGTGCAACGCTGACACTGTAGCCGACCTGCTGATGTCCGCGGACGCGAACGGCAACACGTACATCGCTCTCGGCGGTGACGGTACTCTGGCCCGCGCCATCGGCGTAAACCAGATCATCACCCCGGAATGGTGGACTGACTCGGATGACACCAAAACAATGGGTGTCATCATGTCCGCATCCCATTACCCGGTGGTTGGCGATACCTCCATCGAAGCGTTCACTAACTTCGCATTGTCCACGAACACCAACGAGTATCTTCAGGAGATTTACGCTGGTGGCGGTCTGGACGCTGAGAAGTCCGCCGTGGTCATCAAGCCGAAGGCCAAGTGAGGTGCTGCCTGATGAACGCTGAGATGTACGCGCGAGTCGGCGGCAAAGCGCTGCCTAAAGATAACGTGAACACGGTCAAGGTCATCAACTTCGTCAACGAAGAGGGTCAGCCTGTCGAGAAGGCCGCTCACGTTGACCCGAACTCGGGCACAGTAGCGCAGGTGGTGAACGCTCTGATTGCCGCTGGCTTGATGGCGTCCGCCTGACACGCTACCCTAAACAGTAGCGGGACTGCACCGCAAGGCCCTATCTCCTACAATGGGAGGTAGGGCCTAACTCATTTTCTGAAGGAGCAAACATGGACATCGACGCCAGCGTAATCGACCAAGTTGGAGAAGCTGTCTACGCACGGTGGAAGGATGCCGCGCTCGCAGACCTCGCCAACATCCTATGCCAAAAAAACTTAACCCAGCTTACAGATGATTACGTGGGAATCGTCGTAGGAGATGGCCGCCATGTCGCCCTACTCGCATGGTATTCGGAAGTAAGCAACGTGCAAACCACCGACGGCGTGAACCTCGATTATCAAGTGAACTATGATATGAGCGACGTGTGGACGCCCGAAACCAAGTACACGAACTGCATTACTATCACAGAACGTCTCACGGTGGGCACGGCAGTAACCGTGACCGGAACACACGGGTTCGCCAAACTCCCAGCACCATTATCTTCGGTATTGGCGGCAATCATCGAGGCAGACCAGAACATGCTTGACCAGACCGACCGTATCACGTCCAAAAGCATCGAGGATGTGAGCGTGAGCTACGCCACAATCACTGGAACGGCTATGGAACGTGCGTTGACCCCTTACCGGTCTCTTATCAACCAATGGAGCCTATGCCGCAACGGCACTCAGACCGGTGGCATCCTCTCCATGCCTCGCAAACACCATAATTTGCCGTGGTGGCTCAACGCTCAGGATTACGTGGGAGGTGACTACGCTTATGGCAACGCTCTGTGACCCGTTCCGACTGTTCCCCGAACAAGTGGAGACTGCGGAGCTCTGGCGGTACACTGCCCCCGGACTACCGAACGAGCTAATCGCCGTATTACGTGTGATTGTAAAACGTACCACGCAAACAGACCAGCCCACCGAATACGGTTCGCGTATCGGCTCCCGAAGCTTCCATATTGACCCCAGTACACTCCCATTCGGCTACGTGCAGGATATCGAGCTTCTGCCCGACCTTATGCTGGAGATGGAGAACGGGCGCGTATACCAGATAACCGACGCGAGTCGTGGCGATGACATGACGATGGGCGAAACCCGGTTCCTCACCGTGACTGGAACACCGTATGGAAGGGACAGCATATGAGCTACCGGTTACAGTTGTCCGCTGATTGGGCGCGTAAGCTCTCTACCCAACAGTTGAACAAGGGCGGCGTGAGAATGATGACCGACATTCTCAAGATGGCTCGTCAGAATGCTCCCGTACTTACCGGTGCTTTGCGTAACAGTGGCCGTTTCCAACAACTCTCCACGGTGAAGTGGCGTATCACGTTCGGCAATGGCCGTGTTCCTTACGCGCGTATCCGCGAACATACGAACCGGTTGCATCCGAATACGGTACGTTACCTACAGCGGGCGCGGAACACCGCCGCTAGCCGTGTGAAATCGTATTTCAACCTAGGATAGGAGCGACATCATGATTGATCTGGCCATGTGCATGACCCTCCAAAACGAAGGCTTCGGCACTTACGGAAAGACATTGTTCTTCGGTACCAGTCCAGTACTGGACACGGGTAGCGTCACGAACGCGGAAGGCATCTGGGTCAACGCGAACACCGTGGACATCAACGGCGACCTATACACAGATCAGCTCACAGTCAGCAGCCGATACTTCGACGTCATCGAACAAGGAAAGTTGATGCTCCGACTCCTGCACTTTATTAACAATCGTCTGCATGACTATTGCCAATTGACCTGTAACCCCATTGCTGATATTGACTTTGTGTCAATCCGCGTGCATCCGGCGACCGCCATCGACATGGACGCCATAGACGGAGAAGGACGCTGGGTGAAAAGCATCCGATTCAACGTTGACTACAAGCTCTCCACCGAAACGGTAGAATAGGAACCGTCCATTAGTCGCGCGTGTGCAGTCCCGCCCGACGAAAGGACAATACAATGGCCTCCTACCCCCTCATCGGCAAAAAGACCGTCTACATCGACGACCTCGTAATCAGCCCCGACTACGTGCAGGATGAAGTAGGCACTATCACCCTGACCCCCGGTAAAACCGAGGTGGCTTCGCAGTCCGGCACCATCAACGTGCCGAATGGCTCATATGAGGAAATGAGTTTCGAGATCAACATCATTTGTCCGAGCGTTCGTTTCCTCGGCATGTTGTTCCCGGAGCTGTACCATAATGCGAAGTTCAAGCGGGTTATCTCCGGTTCGATGTCCGAGACGGGTCAGGTGCGTTTCGGAGCCAACGAATGCGTGTCGAACACTCCGCGTGACATTATCATTCACAACGTGTGCGATGGCCATTCGTCGGCTCAGGACTTCCGTATTCCGCAGGCGCTAATCAGCGCGGGCGGCGAATTCACTCTGAGCCTGTCCGACCCGTTCGTGGTCAAACTGTCCGGTTCGATGACCTCCGGTGCGAACGGTGCCGTGGTCATGGGCGAACTTGATCTGGATAACCCGTCGTATTACGACGAGGATTCCGGCACCATCAAGACGGATAATGTTCAGGTCACAGCGCTTACCGCGTCCCCGACGAACATTTCCGGCAAAGTCAACGATCATGTGACCGTGCACGTCGTGGCGTCTCCGAATGGTGCGACTGGTACCATCACCGCCACCGTGGCTGAAACTTCTAAGGCTTCCGCTACGGATAACGGGGACGGTACTTGGGATATTCAGTTGAAGCAGACCGGTACGGGTACCGTCACGTTCAAGAGCGGCAGTGTTCAAACCGTGGTTAACTTCAATGTCGCCGGTGCGTGAGCATAAGTAACGCCCGCCACCAGAATTGTGGTGGCGGGCGCAGGATGGAAAGGTTGCAAGAAAAGCAACATGATTCATGATACCACCCGATTGGAGCAATAATGACTACCCCGGTTTTGAGCATCGACACCCGCGAAGCGTTCCGCACCCTCACCGTAAAACTTGACGGCACCGTGTACACCATGCGCCCGCTCGGCTCGAAGGACATGCTAACGATTTTGGATAATGCTGAGACGATTGACAAGCTGAGCGCGGGCGTGGCGAACCGTGAGACTTTGGAAACCGCCAAAAAGATCATCTTCCCGCTGGTCGAATCGCTTATGAGTCCAGCTGATAAATTCTCCGAGTGGAAGGTGAAGACGCAGGAGCGTAGCTACCTCGCCTATCAGCGTGCCATGACCGCGTTATGCGGGCTGATGGCGAAGAACATCACCGTTGACATCAAGGGCGAATAAATGAGGTCGTGGGATAGTCTGCTCACTCCCGCCGAACGGGAGGCGATGAAGGATTACAAACGGAAAGAGGCGTCCAGTAAACCGCTTCCGAGCGTTCATATCCTCGCTGAATTGGGTGACGTGTATGGGTGGCAGGCTATCCGCGACGTGTTGGAAAACAAGGTTGACCCAGACCTTATGATGAGACTGCTTCGGGAAGGACGCCGTATCAAACGGCGGCGTCTGGCTGAACAATACCAGATGACGTTCAATTGCATCGCCGCCGCGCTATCCAAACATGGCGACCAGAAGATAACCAGTATCATCAATAATCTTATGAAGGACTTGTGATGGCAGACTCGACACTGACCCTAGACGCAGAAATCAACACTAGCGATTGGAACGCTGGCGTCAAGGATATCGAATCGGGTAGCCGTCAAATCGAAACGTCGGCGCGGCAAGCTGATGGAGCGCTGGGTAACGTTGACAAGTCGGCTGGCAAGTCTTCCAGCGGGTTCGGAAAGTTCGGTGTAGTCGCCGGTGCCGTTGGCGGTCTCGTATCCTCTGGTATCAGTATGGCGGTTGATGCGATTGGAGACCTTACCGGCGATATCGTGGAAGCATCCGATTCGGCGGATAAGTTCAAAAGCACGTTGAACTTTGCTGGTCTGGATACAGGTACTATTGACGCGCTTACGGCCAGCACTCAGGCATACGCCGACCAGACCGTGTATTCCATCAGTGATATTCGCAACGTCACGGCCCAGCTTGCCGCGAACGGCGTACAGGGCTTCGACAAACTGGCCGAAGCCGCTGGCAATCTGAACGCGGTCGCCGGTGGCAATGCGGAAACTTTCAGCTCGGTGGGTATGGTGCTTACGCAGACCGCAGGCGCTGGCAAGCTCACCACCGAGAACTGGAACCAGTTGGCCGACGCCATTCCGGGCGCTTCCGGCAAACTTCAGGAAGCCATGCTCAAGAACGGGGCTTACACCGGTAACTTCCGCGACGCGATGGAGAAGGGCGAGATTTCAGCGGAGGAATTCAACCAAGCCATAATGGACTTGGGTATGACGGACGCCGCGAAAGAGGCCGCGACCAGCACCAGCACTATCGAAGGCGCTATGGGCAATCTGGAAGCGTCCATAGTGGGCGTGGGAACTACGATTCTTGACCAGTTTAAAGGCCCGTTGACCTCCGGCATTAGTATGGTGGCTCAGGGAATCAGTGGGCTTAGTGGCGTGTTTACCGGTCTGGTGCAGACTATCGGCCCGATTCTCTCGCAGATCGGCACAACGTTCCAGACCGCGTTCCAGCCAGTTGTAGGAGTCGTGCAGTCGCAGTTGCTTCCGGCGCTCCAGCCTCTTATGAGTGCTTTGCAGAATCTAGGCAATGCCATCATGCCTATCATTATGACCGCGATTCAGACTATCGCCCCCGTGTTGTCTACCATAGTGAGCAACATCATGCAAACCATGAGCGTTATTGCGACTGCGGTAACCCCGGTGATTAATAACATCGCTACGTTGATTCAAGCCGTGCTACCCGCCATCCAATCAGCGTTCCAAATCTGGGGCACTTACATTCAAGGCGTCATCAACGCGGTGTTCCCATTCATCCAGACGGTTGTCACTTCGGTTATGAACGTTATTAACGCGATAATCACCACCGTATTGGCCGCGATTAACGGTGATTGGTCTGGAGTATGGGAAGGAATCAAGAATATCGCTTCCAGCGTCTGGGACGGTATCAAAAGTATCGTTTCCGGTGCCATCAATGCAGTTTTAGGCATCATCTCAAGCGTGCTGAACAGTATCAGCGGTATTTTCGGCAATGTGTGGAACGGTATCAGGGGAGCCGTAAGCAGTGCATGGAGTGGCATCACCAGTGCTGTCAGCAGTGGCGTAAGCTCCATGATGAGCTTCATCACCAGTATCCCGAGCCGTATCATGGGCGTGTTCAGCGGAGCCGGATCATGGCTTCTCAGCGCAGGCCAGAACATTATTCAAGGTCTAGTTAACGGCATTAAGAACGCCATCGGTGGAGCCATTTCAGCGGTCAAGGATGCGGTCAGCAACGTTATCGACGCTGCCAAAAGCCTGCTGGGCATCCACTCCCCGTCGAAGGTGTTCGACCGTGAAATCGGTCGGATGATTCCTGCTGGTCTTGGCCGTGGCGTATCGGAGAACAAGCGTGCGGCCACTCGACCGGTGGAAGACATGGTGAATTCTCTTCTTCCTTCGTCCATTGTGACGCCCATGCCTGTCATGTCCAGTCCGGTGCCCATGAACACGACTAGTGGCCCGCGTGTGAGCGCGCCTATCACGGTGAACGCTCTTGACCCGAACGCGGCAGCTCGGGAAACCGTGCGAGTGATTAATTTCCATTACGTGTGACAAGCAGCGCGGGTAGACTGAGGGTATGGCTATCTTTACCCTTGACCCGCGCGACGTTCGTCTGACCCTGAACGGGTTCCCCCTGTATGGCATTGACCAGTACGGTTGCGAGTGGCACGTAACGTTCCAGAACGTCTCGGGCCTCTTCGACGGTGTCGGCTCGACCTTGCAAACCAAAGACAAAGCGTGGTCGGACGGTTGGTTTAGCAATATTCCCGTGGCTCAAGGCCGTTCGATCAGTGTTGAGGGGCATATTATCGGCAGATGCACGGAAAACTGTATCAACGCTTGGGATGCGTTCAAACGCTCGTTCAACATCACCGGCCAGTCGCTTGTAGTGCAACTGGGGAACATCAGCCGTCAAGTGCAGGTCATGCAATCGTCCTCCGCGCCATTGGTGGAGTGGGCTGGCGTCAACATCCTTAAATTCAGTATCGGCTTGACCGCTTTGGACTCGTATCTGTACGATACGCAGTCGTTGAACGGGAATACTGGTCTGCCAAACAGTCAGGGCGGTATGACATTCCCCTATCATTTCGAGAACATGGATACTGGCAAGGGGTCAACGTGGGTATGGTCTGAAACAACCGTGTCGGGTAGCGTGCGCCTCACTAACACGGGTAGCGCTCCAAGTCCGGTGACTATTCGTATCGATGGGCCTGTAGTAAACCCGCAGGTCGAGCATAGTCCAAGCGGGCATATTATGGCATTCGACATCAGTTTGGGTGACGGTCACTACATTCTCATCAACGGAGCCACACACGAGATTCTTATCGACGGTACAGACCCGGCGCGTGGCAGTGTAATACGCCGCGAATGGAGCTACGCGGAAATAGGTGAGAATATCTGGATGTTCAGCGCAGATGAACCATCGAATAACGCTCGAATGACGGTCACGTTCAACCCGGCTTACATCTAAGGAGGTTTCGGATGTCTTTTATCTCTAACCGGTTGCCGCAGGCGAACGGACTATCCTCGGGCACGGAGCGTGTATTATGGCAGCGTTCCGGCTTACAGTTCTTGGCCGTCACGTTAGATGACGGTACGGTGATAGCGGAACTCCCAGACCTTCAACTAACTCATTTGACGTACCGTTTCGAGGAAACGACCAGTGAAACGGCCATGCTCCCGTGGCGTAATGCTCCCCGCAATTGGGATGAAGCAACCACCCCGTATCAGGTAGCCATACTCCTAGTGCGCGAATCAACCGTATTGTGGGGCGGTATCGTGGTCAAACGAGAACGGGTAATGCGCGGTGACGGATTGACTCTGACACTGGCAACCGTCGAACACTATCTCGACAACGTGTATGTGCAGGATCACACGTACACTAATCGTGACCAGTGTGAGATAGTTGAAGACCTTGTAACCAGTACGCTTGAAAACCATCGTTTCAATCTCGTTGTCGAAGCGTCACCGAGCAGCATCAAACGTGACCGCACGTATGAGGCAGAAAGCGACAAGACCCTGCTAAGCGTATTGCAGGAGCTTGCCAACGTGTTGAACGGGCCGGAATGGTGTACCTCGTGGCGGGCCATCAATGACGGTCATTATGAGCCGGTCATGACGGTAGCCGACCGTATCGGTTCCACCACGCCAAGCACAACGTTCGATGAAAGCGTTATGACCACTTTCACCTCGTTGGAGGATTATACGAACGGGTATGGTGCTAACGCTGTCATGGCAGTGAGTACGGCTGACGCGGGCGACCGTCCACAGTCCGATTGGATGATCGCAGATCAGCCCCACCGGCCTCGGCTCGAATACGTGTTCCAACCGTCTACAAGCATTAAGAACAAGAGTACGTTGAACGAACATGCTAAATCGTCCCTGTTGCAGATGCAGAACGGTACCCAGACCATCACTATGGGCTTGAGCCTGCTATCCGCTCCAATGGTGTATGAGGAGTGGAAACCGGGCGACCTTATATCGTGGACGGTAGCGGAAGACGCCGGGCATTTTCCATACAATGACCACGGTACCGCCCGTATTATCGGGTATGAGATTGATTTCAGTCAGTCGTGGACCATCACACCTACATTGCAACAGGAGGATGATAATGCCGAGCAAATTCAAGTTCAGTCTCGATAGCGCGGACGCGACCGCCCGCCAGTTCGCGGACATCAAACGCCAGTTGCAGGAATTGCCGCCGAGCATCGTCAACAGCGTTAAACCTATGGTCGATCAGATCACCCAAATGCTTGATCAGATCACCCAAATGGTTGAGGAAGTGCAAACGTTGACGAACAATCTTGACCAGCGGGTGCAGGAAAGCATCACCCGCAACAGTTACACCCGTTCCGAGATTGACGCTAAAACACAGGAATGGAACTGGGGGGTATTGGCTCCGAATCGTGGTGGTACTGGTACCGGCAACGCCTACAACAACTTGTTTACGTCCGGCCAATGGCGGGCCGCGTGGATATTGTCCGACGGCACTATGGGCACGGCGCAATCAATTCGTGCCGTGAAAACCGATATCGTTGACGCAGACAACTACATCCCCGTTGACGCTCTCCGCAAGGTGAAATGGTGCGTCTATCGGATGAAGGATGACAAGAACCTGAACCTTGATGATTCGCAGCCGCTGGTAGGAATGATAGCCGACGATTTGGATGAAAACGGGTTGGGCTTCTTCTGCGAATATAATGCAGATGGCAGTCTGGTGGGCATCAATTATCCGATGTTGGGAGTGGCGGCGCTCCGACTCGCTCAACAGGTGGCGGATGAATTGGACGCGCTCAAAGCTAAGGTGGAAGCTCTATCCACAAGCGTAGATAAAATAGGTGTAGACGATTCGGAGGATTGATTATGGCTATTATCATGCACCCGCTTACCGCTAAGAACGGTACCCCGACGTATACTGCGGACGATTACCGTCACGCCATCAACCCTCTATTAATTCCGTCTGATGGTACCGCGTTCAACGGGTTGTCCGGCATCCGCTACGGTTCCCCGAGTCCTCTGGTCACGGTGAGCGGCCTTACCGTTACGGTCAAACCTCATTGTGGTACCATCAGCCCGTGGGACGGTCTCGGCGCGTACACCTACGCCATCACCACCAATACGACCGTGCAGTTGGCGGACTCAACCAACGATTACAAGATTGCGGTTACTGTGGAAGACCCTTCGCAGTCGCATGGTACGACTCCGCGCGGCAAGATCGAAGTGTTCACGGCGGATACGCCTGACTCGAATATCAACGGTCTTGTTATCGCCAAGGTGAACGCCGGTGTCGCGTCCGACGCGGCCCCGATGATTCGCAACAGCGCTATCCTGATGGCTCGTGATCTTACCCAGCTGAACACTATTGACGCGGTGGACGGGCAGGAAGCTGTGACGATGGCCGATAATGCCCATTATGTCAGAAACGGCGGCAAATGGGATTCCGGTAAGATGAAAGCGTCCGTCATTCTATCTTCTATTTTTCAGGAGCTTGACCCGCTGAACGTTAGGCGCAATGGTAATATCCTGCAAGTCAGTGGAAGCTTGAAAATGGTCAAAGGCTGGAACCCGGCGGCAAACGACCATGTTCTGCTAATGCCGAACGAAATAAAATTCGATGGATACCAGCAGAACTTCACACTCTGCACAAACAGCAGAACACTCCGTATGAGCGTGTTAGACAATACTGACTATATTCAGTTCAACTCGTCAGGCTCTGTTAGCGACTGGCCTGTAGGTACTTATCTTTACGCGCAGTCAACATGGATTATTAAAGACTAGCATATCCTTATTAAGATGATGGAAATTATCACTGCAATCATTGGCGTAGGCGGCGTAGCCCTCGGAGGACTCATAACATGGCTAGCCAACCGACGGTCAGACCTGACTAGCGCGTATCAGGCGCTAGTTTCCGCGCAGGGGGATATGAAACGGCAGATTGACGCGCAAGACCAGAAGATAGAAGCGCTAATCAAGAACCGTGATGAGTTGCAGTACACGAGTGATCTTGAGACGGGGTATATTCGCGCGTTGGGTCACTGGCTGTCCAAGTTCTGCGAGATTATCGAGCCTGAATTTTTGGAGAATCATCCTAAACCGTCGTTGCCTGATGATCTACGCGACCGTATCGCGTCACTTGAGGAACTGGCTGGAGATAATGAATAGCCTAGCCTGTTTATGAACATTATCGGTGATAATAATATCGATTCGTTCGATGATAAGATGATCCTATGAGGCGTTTCAAACGGTGCGTGATTCTTGTAGTGTTGCTCGCCGTTGTCTCGTTGATAGTCCACGTCCTGATGACGGCCTACGCCGTTTTATGCATGGCGTGGCTGTTCTTCTACATGATCAGCCTATAGGAGGAGTTTCGATGGCTCTGAACGGTATCGACATCAGTAATTGGCAGGCTGGTATCGACCTATCTGCCGTACCGTGTGATTTCGTTATCAGCAAGGCGACAGAGGGATGCTGGTACGTGTCAGCGGATTGTGCTCGGCAGGTGGAACAGGCGTTGAGTCTGGGAAAGTGTGTTGGCGTATATCATTACGCCAATGGTGGTAACGCTGTTTCCGAGGCTGACTACTTTGTGAACAATTGCGCGAATTGGGTCGGCAAGGTCGTATGGTGTTTGGACTGGGAGCAACAGGGTAACGGACTGTGCGGGTCTGGCGCGCCTGCTCAACAGTGGATCAGGGTGTTCTGTGACCGCGTGTACGAGCGTACAGGCTCACAGCCTATCGTCTACACTGGCGCGTCCATGCTTAACGACGTGCAGAACATTGGGGATCGTGGATTGTGGGTAGCCCAGTACGCGAATATGGATGTTACGGGATATCAAGATACGCCGTGGAACGAGGGCGCATATGCGTGCGCGATTCGCCAGTATTCGGGTAATGGTCGTTTGCCCGGATATTCAGGTAGTCTCGACCTTGACAAGTTCTACGGTGATGTGAATACGTGGAACGCATATAAGGCTGGTCATTCGAGTGTGACCAACGTCCCGACGCCTTCCGCTCCTGCCCCGTCTGCTCCCGCGTCTGACACATACACCGTGCGCTCCGGTGACACGCTGAGCGGTATCGCGTCAATGTATGGGACTAGCTGGCAGGTGTTGGCGCAGATCAATAATCTATCTGACCCTAATATGATTTATCCGGGACAGGTGCTGAAAATCAATGGGACTGCCAATACGGTTCAGGCCGGTAGCGACACGTATACGGTACAGTCGGGGGACACGTTGAGTGGTATCGCCGCCAAGTATGGGACTTCGTGGCAGACTCTCCAGCAGCTTAACGGTATTGCCGACCCGAATCTGATCTATCCGGGTCAGGTGCTGAAACTGCCGGGCGAAGCACCGTCACCGTCTGTTGCACCGTCACCGTCCGTTACGACGTACACTATCCAGCCCGGTGACACGTTGAGCGGTATCGCCGCCCAGTACGGTACCAGTGTTCCCAATCTGGTGGCGTTGAACGGTATCGCCAATCCTGACATGATTTACGCGGGCCAAACGATTCGCGTCAAGTAGACTATTCGATAGGATGTTTGTTATGAGCATGAATACTAGTGAACCGACACCGGACACTACGATTACGAATGATGTGGCGGACGGTAATGATGATTACGTGCCGACGTTCAACGCCGCGACTCGCAAGTGGGCGTATCTGATTTCCGGGCTGGTCGGTATCGCTGGCGCGGTGCTAAGTTTCGTGAGCGCCGTACCGGACGTGCCGTCATGGATTGCCGTAATGGGTGGCGCTTGCGCTCTAGTCGGCTCCGGCGTGGCGGGAATGTTCGGCGTCCACTACGCAGGCATCTCCAAGTGAGGTAATAATGACAATCGCATCCGACTTGTTCCGTACTATCACCGTCAAGATCAACGACATCAGTCAGCAGCTCCCATACATTGTGGTCAATCAGGCGGACGATAACGGCAAGATCATCCGTTTCGTCCCATTGAATCAGGGGCAGAAGGTCACTGGGTTCACTGGGGCGCGCTTGTATTATCCGCCGCGATCTGACAACGAGTATGGCGATTACGTGACCGGTGTTGAATCTGACGGTGCTTGGGACTTCACTATCCCCGTTGGGGTTTTGAGTGTGGGACGGGTCGGATGCAATCTCGCTTTTATCGACGGGGATGGTGAAACGTATTCCCGTAATGTCGTGTTTCTGGTCGAACCCGCAGTGTCGGGTGTTTATGACCCGGGGGACGGTCAGCAGACCCGTCTAGACAAGGTTATCGGCACTGTGCAGACTGCCGCAGATACGGCTATCGGGACTATCAACGAAACCCGCTGATAACGCGGTGGAGCGCGTTAACAAGACCGCTAGTGACGCTGTGGGGAGCATTGGTAAGGCCGAGGAGTCCATTAGTGAGAGTGTGACGGCTGCGCGTGGTTCCGCTGATTCCGCCGCGAACAGCGCCAATGAGGCTGCTGCTTCCTCCAGTGCGGCGCAAACCAGTGAACGGGACGCCGCTAATAGTGCCACGCAAGCCTCGCAGTCTGCTACGGCGGCGAAGCAAAGCGAGACTAATGCGGCAGAGAGCGCACAGACTGCCGCTTCGAGCGAACGGAACTCCGCGTCGAGCGCCGAACAGGCTGCTAATATTGTCGCGTCTGTTTCCGGTTCCGTCACTCAGGCCGAAAACGCCGCACGGTCGGCTTCGCAATCCGCGACGGCTGCGGCTGGTAGTGCGAGTGCTGCCGGTGGGAGCGCTCAAGCCGCTGCGGATAGTGCTAGCAAGGCCGGGGAGAGCGCGACCGCTGCGGGACTGTCGGAACGTAACGCCGCTCAGAGTGCCGTTCAGGCCGCTCAGAGCGCCACAGATGCCGCACAATCCGCTTCCGACGCCAAGAATGCCGTGAACGGTTTCGGCTTGGAGGTCGGCACGACGACCACGGGCGACCCGGGGACGGATGCCGCGGTTGAGATTCAGAAGACCGGCACCAAGTATACGACGAACTTCACCATTCCTCGCGGTGACAAGGGTGAACCAGCATCGGTCGAACATGACGACACGCTGACTGGTGACGGCACTGGTACAACGCCATTAGGCCAAGCGGGCGGATACGTCATTTCGAAACCTGTGAAACAATCCGAAGCGCCGGTTGACGAAGTTCCATATTCGATATCTATTGGCAGAAACGATATGCCGTCCAAGGATTACGGTCCTTTGATTAACATCAAAGGCTATTCCGGCGAAGATGCTGCGCTGTTTTTCCCTCATTCGGCATCTAATGGCATCGACATGTGGCTGGGGAGTCGAATCGGTGGAGCGTGGAGTAAAGGCGGTTGGCGTCAAATCGCCTTCAAAGACGATACATCCGGCACGATTGTGAACCCGAAATCGCAGAGCTGGAATGCGATAGACTTCAACGATTTCAAGGAAAACGGCGTGTACACGTTCAACGGGAGTCCGACGAACAGTCCGAAAGGCGACAACGTATGGATTACCGGGACGGTTATCGTCGTCCACAGCATACAGCGCATCATGCAATTATGCGCATATTTCCCTTCCGAGCCCCGTCCAGTGGGTTTTGCTTTCAGGGATGGCGATTTCGTTGATGTTTCTAATATCAAATGGACTAAGTGGCGTCAAATCGCTTTCACTGATGACTTGCCTCAAACGCCCGCCTTGGCAAACGAGACAGGTGATGTCGCTAGTCTGTCCACGCGAGTGCAAGCCTTGGAGGTTCGCATCAAGTCTTTGGAAACCAACCAGTAAGGAGAGTTCGACATGTTCGCAACATTCCAAACCATCATCAACGCCGGAGGCTACGACCTTGCCGACCTCACCGAGCGCGTCAAGACCATGTATGCGATGGGTGAACTGTCCGAGGACGAGATGAAGCAGCTTCTCGAACAAGCCCAGACGGACGCCAAACCCGACGATTCCTACGCCCCGTTGGCTGACCGTGTGAAGGCCATCGAGGAATGGGAGACGAACATCGAGAAGCGTCTGAGCAAACTGGAAACCGGCTCATCGACCGGCACCGAGGAGCCAGCCGACGAGTGGCCGGAATACAAGCAGCCGACGGGCGCTCACGACGCCTATCATGTGGGAGACAAAATCACTTACAACGGGAAGCACTATACGTGCTTGATGGATGGTTGTGTGTGGACTCCAGACGCTTATCCGCAGGGGTGGCGTGAGGAAGCGTGAGCCGCCTCTATTCAAAGTGGTAGACTTGTGTTGCTCCTTTTGAGCGATGGTGTGATGACCAATTGGATTAGCCTGGCACTGGTCTTGATGACTGGTACCGGGCTGATTCTTTTTTAGTTGCTTAAGAGCAATTTTTTACATCGGTATTCACTGAACACCGGAACGTTTTCTGGGTGGTCGTTGTAGGCGCTGACCAGCCAACCGTTCTCATACGATTCCTTGGGATGAGCGTGGATACGTCCGTGGCATTCTATTGTTCCCGACCCGCACACGGTAATCAGGTTGCTGGGTAGGTTCAATCCTTCCCAAGCGTGGGAGCGCATACGCCTATGATGCAGGTTGAACGCGGAGGCGCTTAACGTTTTCCCGCAGATGAAGCATCTGCCGTGGTCACGGTGGAACACTTTCATACGGGTTTCGGTATCAGGATCGGTCTTGCTCACTCGGATACTCCTTCGCAGTGGAAGAAGTACAGGGTTATCGGGGAGGTTAGCTTGAAGAAATATTGTTTATCGGTGTCTGTCTTGCATTCTCGAATGGCCGTGAGCTTGACGCCCTCAACGCTGCTTAGGACGTCGTAGAGTTTGAGGAACGCCCCAGCGTCTTCAATCCCGATCTGGCCGAACGTGAGTTCCTGCCCAAGTCCTTGGTTGTCGATGATTTCTTTTGCTTGCGGGGCCTTCTGCAAGAGGTTGATGATCGAGGTCAGATAGTTGATGGTGTTCATTTGTTGCTCCTTTGGTGTGATGATTATTGGGGTTAATAGTACAGGCTTCTAGTCTTTGGTCAGGATGTCACGGTCGAGGTGTTCGGCCAGTCGCAACCGGTATTCTTTTTGCGGTTTGCGGCGTCCGGTTTCCCACATGGCGATGACGTTATGGCCGGCTACGCCGATTCGTTCGGCGAGTTCCGCCTGTGAGTATCCGTGGCGTACCCGCCAGTATTTGATGCACTGGCCGATGGTTACTCGGTCGCTGACACTCGCGTAGTCAATGGGGATGTTGCCGAGGTTCTCTCGGGTGTAGAACTGGCCGGTCTGGCTGTCTTGTTCCACGGTGACTTCTTGACCGTTGATTACTGTTTTGATTTTGTTTTGCTTGCGCATTGTTTACCTCCCTACGATGTATGATATATCCATTATATCAATGTTTTTTGTTTTGTCAAACAAGTCTTCAATAGATTTGCGACCCTTTTCGGTCAAAGCGAACCGCCAGCAATGACGATGCCGACTGTTCACACCCTTGTGGTCAACGCGATACACATGCCCCGAACGCTCAAGATCAACCATGCGCGATCTAAGCCCCTGAGGAGTATCGTCGTATCTCACTGCGACCGCCATGCGTTCGATTTCCTCGTGTGTGACCGGTCGTTTCGCCACCCAAAGAATCAATAGCACATGCACCTGCTGCTTGGTGAACATCATGCCACCCCCGTTTCCGCTGAATGACGTAGGAACGCGGCCACACTCGCCGCCACTATCCATCCGGCCACCCACTTGACTCCGAACCGTATCCGTTTCATCTTGGCTGCCATCGCCCACACTGGGAGTGACACCCACGGGCTGAGACACCAACCGCAATAGGCGAGTTCACCGAGACTATCCGCGTAATTCTTGGCCCACGTGGGGAGCGAGTTGGACAGGCTCTCGGTCTTTACGGTCAGCTTGCGGCGGAACGCTGAGAACACGTAGCCGGGGCCGGGAGAGAGCTGCACGACGGTAGTCGCGTATCCCGCCGTGATTCCAGCCGAAAGCACGGCAGACCACCAATTAGTCTTCATCGGTTTTCCTCTCCTCGTGGCGACGCCAACAGTGGTAACGCTTGTTGTAGTCAGCGTACAGGTCTTCGTAGAGTTGTTTCGCCTCGTTGACGGCTTCGTTGTAATCGAACCCGTGCTGTTGCAGGGCGTATCGAGCGGCACCGACCCAGATGGAACGGCGCACGTGTTGATACCAACGGTCGAACAGTTTGCCGCACGCTTTGTCGTGCTTGTCATCTCCGAGAAAGTCGGCAACGCTTTCCATCACGAACTTTCTCAGACTGTTCGCGGTGATCCGGTTACTGTCGAACAGTTCCAGCACATCGTTGGTTAAAGTGTTACTCTTCATTGGGTTCATCCTCTTCTTCGGGTTCGTCTTCGTCCGCTAGGTAATCGTCAAGGCTGATGTCTTGCGGCTCGAAGTAAAATAATCCGTCCAGCAAGATCATCGGATAGCGTACGGTTACCCCTTGGTCTTTGGCGATGGCGCGTATACCTCTGGCGGTGGGACTCCCCGACAACACGATACGGAGCCTACGACCCATCTGCTGTGCGTACACGTGGCACGTGCTCAGATAAGCGGAGTCCTTCCGGTTGCACGTGGGACATCCGTCGAACAAGGCGAACATATCATGGCTTTCAAGAATCGTTGCGGCCTTCATCAGAACGTCACCCCCAGAGCGTCGGCCAGCACATCGGAGATATGGAGCGTGGCCAACTGGCTACGCTTATGGTCCTCGATCTTTTCGGTGATGTCCTTGCGGTACACGGGGATGACCTGATGGCTTGCCTCTCCGACCACGCGCGGGTCGAACATCGAGAAATACAGGACTTCCAGCGAATCGCATACGACGAAGTACTGGAGCACCTGCGCCTTGTACTGGTCGGGGATGAAATCGAAGCCGGTAGCTTTGCTGTCGAGCGTATACTCGGGCAACACCTGTTCGATGACCTCGACCAGTTCAGGCTTGAGGTTGGCGATATGAGACCTCATGGCGTCCGTGTGCATCATCCACGGTACGACGGTCTGCAAATGGTAGGCGGAGCCGAGCGACTTGCATTCGATGGCCCACGTCGGCTTCTCACTGTGCTCGTAGGCGTCGGGACTGCAAGCGATACGGTCATCATCGTCACTCTCCCAGATACCGCAGTCGGTCACGCAATCGCCGGGATTGAAGCCAAGCGTTTTGAGCGTGATCTGGATGTTCTCGGGTTCGAGACGGTGGCCGCGTTCCATCGGAGGTTCACCGTCCGCTGGTTCGGCCCACAGTTCCGCGAGGAACTTCCAGAAGTCCACACCGACCTTAAGCCGCTTGTTCTTGGCTTCGGCGTCCACTATCTTCTCATCGTAGTTCTGGGCCTTCGTGTAATACTCGTTGGCTTTGTCTGGCGTCTTCGCCTTCTTCGCTTGTTCCAACGCCTTGTCTCGGTACTCTTTGAGTTTTTCTACGTCGGTCTGGGTGTAGTGTTCCAAGGCGAGTCCGCCGCTTTTGGTGCCGGTGATACGGCCCATGCGCTCGTCGAGCCATGCCTCGGTTTCGTGGGCTTGCGATACATTGATGATCTTCATTGATGTTGTCCTTCCGGTTGGGTGTGGGCGGGTGACGAGTCCCGCCCACAAGTCTTCTCAGATTCTCCTTTTACAGATTGGGGTATGCGCTCCGGTCGAGCTCATCCACAAGCACGACCTGATTCGGCTGCGGGTCTCCAGCGAAGTCGCCCACCCCGGCCACCATGTCGTTTGCATACTCGATGCAATAATCGACGTCATCCACGATGTAGGCGATCTCCGGTTCGCTGACGGTCTCCAAACCGCCGACCTCGAAGAAGTCGGCTGACCAGTCGGGGCCGTACTGCGAGTTCTCTTCATCCCACTCGCGGATGCTGATTTCAACTGCCTTGTTGTTGTCGATAAGCCTAATCATTTTGGTTTGTCCTTCCTTTGGATATAAGCTCAAGCCGTTTGCTTGATATATATAATATATCACAATGTGGTGTGTTATGCAACATGGCGTGTCTCGGAAAAATCACACACCCCTATTACTGGACTCTATGGCGTCAATCATGTTGATAACGCTGAGCATAACCACAATGGCCCCAATAAGCACCATTGCTAGGCAGGGAAACACAATCCTCCAAGAACACCCCTGAGTCACGGAACAGACCACGCATCCTCCGAACCCGGCCCCTGACATGAACAGCCCTATCGCCATGAATATCATGTATCGAATCGCGTCAATTACGCCGAAAGACTTGTTCTTGCTGTTGTTCTTCTGTTGATTCATTTCAGATTCTCCAATTCCTTTTCGATTTCTTCGCCCATCTTCTCCGACATGGGGCGCGGGTCATCGATATACGCCTTGACGCACTTGTACATGTGGTCGATGAGCATATGGGCAAAGTTGACGTAATCCATGTTCGGAACGCATATGGTCAGATCACTTAGATCGGTTCCGAATTGGAAAATACCCACGATTCTATCGGCGTCATCACTGTGCAATGGAGTAGGTTCCATGCTCATGACCAGTGCGCTGCAACCCGGAACTTCCATGTCAGTTTGCCCTGATTCAGGGTAGAACTTGTGGATGTACTTGATGATACACAGCAGGTCTTTAGCTACTGATTCCGGGATACCGTCCATCACTTCGCTTATGACACTGGTCTTGTTTCCGTCAAATGTGTAGTGGTTGATGAACAGCGGTTTGGCGTTCTCGGTGTCCTTGATGGCGTCGAGGGCGATCTGCTGGCTGTCTGCCGCGTACAGTGTGATGTACATTGGTTGTGTTCCTTTCATGTTCAGTTGGCGGAGTTCATCAGATTCTGTAAATCGGTTTCCGTGAGTCCGTCCATCAGATTCCGGAAATCGGTTTGCGTGAGTTCCTTCCATCCCCTGACCTGACGGTTCAGGGTTCCGTTGATGTATTCGCCGCGCGACTCGGACGGGATGTTGTGTGCGTTCATCGCCTTGACCAGATCGGCGTACTGGTTAACGCTGATGGTACGGTCTGCGGTCTCGTATCGTTGTTTGGCATACGCGCCGTCATCGTCTTTGTCGGGGAAGATGCCCAACACCGCGTAGAGACTGTAACGACGTGCGTAGGTGATGTTGCTGCCGACCTGCTGGGGGTCGCCGGTTACGAAGAACGGGTAGGAGCAGGCCACCATCATGTCTTTATCATCGAAGATTATGGTTTCCACTTTCCCAATGACCTGCCGTGCTTCCCCTTCGTTGGAGAAGGTTACGCGCTGGCTGAAGGCCAGTCCGTGTTTCTCGAAAACCGGTTTGATGGTTTTGAGGATGGTGGCGAGGTTGAGGTACTTGTAAGTCTTTTTGCCTGCCTGCGCGGTTTCGTCGGTCACGAAGTTGGGGACTTCGTTGAGGACTTTCATGAACCTTGTGTAGAGGTTGTTTTCCATTGCTGTTCCTTTCCGATATTGTGATGATATATAAAGTATATCACATGTTGTGTGATATTACAAACTGATGCCTGTATTTCTCATCATTGCTGGGGGGCGGTCGCGACAATCTAGGCAGCCTTCACGCCTCGCTTTTATAGGCGACGATACGGAACTGCCTCGAATAATCCACAAGGCCCTTGCCGTGACATTGGAGCTGCAATGCTAAAAAGCGTTGCGCACCCTTAAGAGTCTTCCAGCTCTTGCCATAGGCAAACCATGCTGGCCACCACGTCGCGGCAGGTGGAAACGGATCATCATACGAATCCGCCGTGGTGTATCCCTCGATGTCGTATTCCACGCCCTCGATTCCCGCACATTTTTTTGTGATGACCGGTACTGCTTCGGCTGCTTTGAGAGCGGCGGCATAGTATTGTGTTTTACGCATTTTGATACTCCTCGTTTTGGGTATAAGTTCAAGCCGTTTGCTTGATATATATAATATATCACATGTGTTGTGATTAGGCAATCAGCAACACGCATAAACATGTTCCAGCGCCCTAGTCGGACGTATGGCTAGGACGCTAGGACATGCATCAAGTCAGATCGGCCATGCCTCGCCGTTCGTCATATACACCATATCAGCGCCCCCGTCATTAAACTGGGCATTCAACAGACCGTCAAGCATCGGCAGACCGCCGAGGTTGTACGAGTCCACGAAGTATTCGAGCTTGTACGGCTGATTGCCCTCAAGCACGTACATGGGGCGCGCCCACTCGGTCTCCCCGTTACGTGCTTCATAGTCCCGGAACGCCTGCTCGTACACGTCGGCGTCAACATACCCGTAATCTTCGATACGCCATATCTCGTCCGTTTCGGTGTACGTGTCGAAGTCGCGGCATTCGGGAATCAGACGGGTGTCAATACTGCGGATCATGTCGCGGGCCTGTTCGACGGTGAGATTCCTAACTGTTTCCATTGTTACCTCCTTGGGTATATCTCAAGCCCTATCGCTTGATATATCCATCATATCATTATTGGTCTGTTGTGACAAGTTCAGCACACCATCACCGCCGACCTCGGAAAAGAACTCACGCTCCAGAGCCTCCACCCCACCGGTGGCACCCCAATACGCGCGCCTCGCCCTCAGAACAGTCGCCACGTCCGCAGACATGGAATCAGGAAGCCTCCTAGCCATCCAATCCGACAACTGTGCTTCGCTCCGCTGCTCCTGCTTCCGAACCCTCCAATTAACCGCGTTAGCCAGCCATACGGGCAGAGTCCGCACGTACTGCAACGGTGTACCCTCGCACGACTTCACGAATCGCTTCGCAGCCCTCATAAGCGAGTCGGCACCGACCTCATCGAACGCCTGATTAAAGTCACGCAGGAAATCGTCGGACACCCTGCACTTCTTCGGCCACAATCTCATAAGCGCATTGAGCGTATCCGCAGAATGGCAGGAGACTGTGATTTTTTCTTCGTCACGCGAGTATTGTTCTTGGGTTTTGTTCTCTTGGGTATTGTTAGTCAAAACCTCGTTTTGGGGTGGGTCAAAAGCAGGTTTTGGGGGGTCAAAAGCAGGTTTTGGGGTCGGCGCAGGGTCATAACCATGTTTTGGGGTCGGCTTCCACAATGAGACGTGATACCGATTGGCCCTGCCATCGGCCTTGACCCGTCGAATGTACCCCAGTTGCTCAAGCCTGTTGAGGCTCTTGGATACCGTGGGCTGCGAGCAACGAGCGATCTTCGCCAGCCGCTCCAAGCTCGGCCAGCAGACGCCGGTGTTGTCGGCGTGGCGTATCAGCGCCATGTACACCAGCAGGTCGTAGCCGCCCAAACGGTCATCGTCCACCGCCCAATTCGGCAGCATCGAAAAACCCGAGTTCTGTGTTATACTCGTATCGGACATATTTCCACCTTTCTGTTAGCGCCTCCCTTTAGTTCTCTCGGGGAGGCGCTTACTTGTTTTTTGCATGCATATTTATTATATATCACGACAACACCGCTTGCAATCGGAAACAATTTGATGTATATTTAACTCATGGACGCTAAAGACTACACCGCAACAGTGGAGGTTTACGCGGCACGATGGCACCTCAACGTACAGACGGTACGCCGATACTGCCGTGAGAAACGACTGCCTTACATCAAGGTAGGCCACCGCTACTACTTCAACCCCAACATCACACCACTACCCATAGGAGAAACAATCAACGATGAATGACCCAAGAATCACGCTACCGCTCGCACGCTTGTCGGCAGACCCCGAACGCAAACAAGCCCGCAACGGCACCCCCTACATGCTTATCCGAGTCGCCGCCACAGGCGGACACATGGACAAAAACACGAAACAGTGGGTAGACCACGACACCATGTGGGCGACCATCTTCGAATATGACCCGAGACTTGCCGACACCTATGAACGCATGTTGCGCAAGGGCACACCGGTACGAGTCGAGGGAGCCTTGAAATGGAAGACCGGAACCGACAATAACGGTCAGCCGCGCACCGATTTCATCATCGAACACGCGACCATCAGTCTCGTCATGCTCAAGTCGAAGAACCAGCAGACTCAGCAAACTCAGCAATCCGGCAACCAGTGGCCGGGAACCGACACGTTTGGCCCTACCAACTCATCCAATCAGACCGACAACGAATGGAGCGTGTTCTAATGGCTACCAACGTCACCGAGAAAGACAAAACGCTCAACGAGATCATCGACTGGTGCGAACAGCTGGAAGCGGATGGACTGAGACTGGCGAACGCTCTTCTGATGCAGCATGACATGGACGCATATGGTGTCGTGAGGGGACAAGTCAACGCATACGAAAAGACAGCCGACCACTGCCGTTCCATGCTCGGCTACAGCGGCTCCATGCCGTCCGAAGTACCGAATCAAAGCGAGGACACGAAATGAGTGACAAAGTCAACCATCCAAAGCATTACAAGGACGGCCCGTTCGAGTGCATCGAACTCAGCCGAATGCTCTCAAGCGACTGGGGTCAAGCCGTGCAGTATTGCTTCCGATGGCAGCAAAAGAACGGTGTCAAAGACCTCAAGAAGGCGCGTTGGTTCATCAATGATGCAATCACGCATAATGTGCCGTTCTTCGCCGCGTGCTGCAACCAGAACGCCGACATTCTCGAAGCTCAAGCAATCAGGCTTCTTGGCATCCTTCAGGCCGAGAACTGGGCTGATCTTGAACATTTCTGGCGGAAACTCAAGTGGGGAGACCGCGTGGACGTGCTCGAAGTCCTCACCGAAAAGATCAATGAAATCGAAAAGGAAGGAAAGTAATCATCATGAAAGGAGCAACCGTGTCTAAAACTCAGCAAATTCTTCTAACCTCGCAGCAGGTTGCCGATCTAGCCCATGTCACCGTCAGAACCATAAAACACGCATATGCAAACGGGGAGCTTAAAAGCATAAAGCTCGGAAAGCCTAAGACTGATCGCGTTCGCGATAATCGTCCTGTTCGATTCTACATCGGCGACGTGGCAGAGTTTCTAGGTGTCACAGTCGAGGACGTAAGGGAAGCTCTCGCCGAACTCGTAGACAAGACTTGATCTCACCGCACAACATGGTTGGGTGCTTCTGGACGATAAGGGAGGTTGGACGCGATGCGAACCGCCGAAGCAGTAAGCCTGTTGTTCATCCTGTTCTGCCGTGACCCGCAGTTTCGGCGGGCGTTGTACAAGCTCGACCCTGTGTTGTTCCGCAGGTTCAGTAATGGGGAGGTGAGGTGTGGATATGAACGTTGATGACATGACCGATGAGGAGTTCATCGACTATTGCCGGAACGGCGGCGAACTGTCCGGCCTAACCCAAGTCACCACCAATTGAAAGGAATTACCATGACCCGCTATCTCGTAACGGACCAACAACTGCGTCACGCAATACACTCGGCCATAAGAGCTCTAGACCTTAGCAAGCAAGATGATAATTACACCATCGAATCAACTGCCAAAGTCTCCGATAAAGCTCTAGAATTATTGGCCTCATCGAAGACCGCCGAAACGGAACAAACCGAGAATACCAAACAGGCTGCTGGCCGTGAAATCGATACGAGCGAGTACCCATTTATCCGACTAGAGTCAGACGAACTTGTTCGGATGATCTGTGATGCCTACCAAACCGGCGTATTCTCGGGAAAGGAGCAATCATGAAATTCACGAAACGCGCATACGTCAAAGTTTGGCAGAACTGCCCAGAAGATGAACGCGAAGCCACCACCATAACCCTTCAATACAACAAGGAAGCCGCTGATGGGCGACTGGCGTGACAAGGCCGTTTGCCGTGACATGGACCCCGACCTGTTTTTCCCAACCACACAGGTTGAGGAACGATTAGCCCGCAAAGCCTGCTCCACATGCCCGGTGATACTCGAATGTGCACGGTACGCGGAGGAACTTGCCCTGATAAACGGCTACCCATTGCAAGGCATATGGGGCGGAATAAATATGAGCAGAAGCTACATGAACAACGAAACGGAGATGTGGAAATGAGCATCGCGGAACAAGAAGCCAGACAAACATATCCAGCCGAAGATCAATACGATTCGCTGGAAGCTTACATGCGTGGCCGCGCAGCACCACCCACGAATGCCGAGATAGAGGCCGTGGCGAAAAGACTGTGCTACCTCTCACAACCGCCACTCTGGTTCCCGACCGAGCCGCCAGCCGAACAAGAGAAGAACCTATGGCGAAACATGGGAACGTGCGACGCGCAAGGCGAATGGCTTGACAAAGCACGAGACCTGCTCGAAATCGCACGGAAGGCGGTAAGCGAATGAGCAAGACGATCCGATACGTGAAATGCGCCCACTGCGGAGAGGTTGTCGGCACATATTACGTGACCTGCCCGTACTGCGGATACAAGCTCAACAAACCAGAAAACAACTGGTTGAAATAACCTGCACGAACCACAAAAAAAGGAGAGAACACTAGGAGGAGGTCAACCAATGACCGGCGAACCGGTTTCGTTCAGCCTGTTCATCCCCGGCATACCCGCGAGTAAAGGCTCCTACCGGCCAATCACCGGCAGGAGCCGCACCACAGGCAAACCAGTAACCCGCCTCATCCCAATGGACAAAAAGGAACGCCCGTGGCGCAACCACGTTAGAGACACCATCCTAAACCACAAACACCCAACCATTCCCCACGACTCATACATTACAGTAGAAACCACGTTCTATCTGCCACGCCCAAAAACAATCCCACCACACAAACGAAAACACCCAACAGTCAAACCAGACATAGACAAACTCCAACGCGCCCTATACGACGCCATCACCGAAACCCACATCTGGCACGACGATTGCCAGATCACCGACGTAACCAGCCACAAACGATACGCCGACAACACCACCACCGGCGTACTCCTCACAATCACATGGGAGCAAAACCAATGAAAAAACCAAACGAATTCGACTACTTCCGCAACACCACACCCGGCTACAAGCTAGGCCGTATCCTAGGCGGGCTACTCATCACCCTAGCCATACTCCTCATCACCACCGGCACCATAGCCCTACTCAAACTCCTGATAACCTACATCCTCGCGTAAGGAACCACCATGCCACTCAGCCAACACAAAACCGAACTAGCCCTCCAATGGCACCGCAAACACTACCAACCCGAATCCATCGCCCAACTACTCAACACCACCCCAGAAGAAATACAAACCATCATCAACCAACACCAACAACAAACTAAACCCAAGAAAGCATAAAATACCCCTTATGAACAACGTAACCCGAGACGCACACGGCAGAATCACCGGCGGCGTCAACAATCCAACAGGTAAAGGCGGTTTCCAAGAACGCCCGCAAGACCGCGGCACATGGACGAAAGACACCAGCCCAACACGGTGGATACGCGAATACGGGAAACTCTCCGCAAAAGAATTCAAGGAGAAAGCGAAAGACCCCAACCTGACCATGATCCAACGTATCGCGGTCAAGCATATTGTCGATGCGGAAAAGAACCCGAAAGTCGCTACCGACCTGATTGACCGTTTGGATGGTAAGCCGCACCAGTCCACCGATGTGAACGTGACCGGCTACGAGCCGCCGCGTATCGTGTTGGAACCATTCGATGACAATCCCGAGAACAAAAAGGACGGTGAATGATGACTAAACCACGCTTGCAAGTCCAAACCATGAAAACCAGTGACCTGATCCCCTACGCTAGGAACGCGAAACAGCATCCAGAAGAACAGGTGACACAAATCGCCGCGTCAATCCGTGAATTCGGTATGAACGACCCGGTGGCTGTCTGGCATGACAAGGACGGGACCCCGGTCATTGTGGAAGGCCACGGCAGAGTACTCGCCTTGCAGAAACTCAACATCGAGGAATGCCCGGTAATCTGTCTTGATGACCTGACAGACTCGCAACGCAAGGCATATACCCTCATCCATAACCAGCTCACCATGAACACAGGGTGGGACGTGGACAAGCTCAGCCTAGAAATCGAAGACCTTGCAGCAGACTTTGATATGGACTTCTACGGGTTTGACCTACCAGCACTTGACATGCAAGACACGGATAGCGATGAAGGTTTGGACGATATAGACGATAAGCACGCCATTCAAGTCAACGTGGACAATGAAAACGAACTCGAAACCGTGTTTAACAAACTCGTACAGGAGGGGTATTCATGCAAGATCATCACCATCTGAAAATAGATATCACTCGGAGCAGCACGCCCCCTGTAGACAACTTTCGTGTTAACGCTATCCGCTCAGACTACGATTACACGGTTCACGAGGTAACGGAACACTTCACAGGGGAGATAATCCTTCCTGACGACTGGCAGATAGGCGTTATCGTCGGAGCCAGCGGAACAGGTAAAACCACCATAGCCCGCGAACTGTTCGGCGACTGCTTCACCCCGCTGCCGGAGCAGCGTAATCCCAGCGTAATAATGGACATGCCACAAGGCCACTCGGTTGGGGAGATAACGCGCATGTTCACCTCACTCGGTTTCTCCAGCGTACCGTCATGGCTGAAACCCTACCCCGTATTGAGCAACGGGGAGAAAATGCGCGCCGATCTGGCATACACCCTACTTTCCGCAACCACGGATAACCCAGTGGCCTACGACGAATTCACCAGCGTGGTTGACCGGGACGTGGCCTACAATCTTTGCCTTGCATTGCACAAGCACATCAAACGCACGCCCGGACTCCGGTTTATCGCGGTAACCTGCCATTCCGATATCCTCGACTGGCTACAACCCGATTGGGTGTACTCAACGGATGATATGGGGATGATCGACCCAAAACGTTTAAGCCCGCTCAACGACGGTTTACCGTCGAACGATGTGACCGAAGCGAGTGGGCAAAGTTTAAACGATATCATTATCTGACCGGCCAGCTGAATAACAACGCCCGATGTTGGGAGGTCAAATACTGTAGTAAACCCGTGGGCTTCTGCGCGGTAATCACCATGCCCAGACGCAACGGCACTGCAATGGCCCGTATACACCGGATTGTCATTCATCCGGACTGGCAGGGAATCGGACTTGGCAGAATGCTGGCCACAACAGTAGCCAAGCATGTAAGCCTACAGCATGATTGCTTCCTGCAAACCTCGAACCCCGCAATGAAACACGCGCTACTGCATTACGACAATTGGAAGCTAATACGGAACAACATCAACCTTATGGACAGGAAGCACGTGGCAGAACACGAACGTAAGACCGGGCATGACTTGGGTAAATCATCGCGCCGTGTGAAGACTGCCAGTTTCGTCATCAGGAAGCACCGATGAAAATAGCTAAACCGTACCGTGATCTATGGTGGTGGCTCCATTCGGATACGCCACCATACCGGTATTACTGCTATTCCGGTGGCCGAGCCAGCGGCAAGAGTACGAGCGTTGCGCAGAGTCTCATACTCCGCGCCGCAACCCAACCCATCACGGTATTGTGCGCCCGAGAATTCCAGAACAGTATCACCGACTCCGTGCATAAGCTGCTGGCCGACACTATCGAATCATTCGGCGTCAAGGGGTTCGAGGTCACGCGCGACGCCATCCGCCATATCAACGGCAGCATGTTCATTTTTCGTGGTTTGCACAATAATCTGGAATCGATCAAGAGCATCGAGGGCGTGGACGTGTGTTGGGTGGAGGAAGCGCAGACCATCAGCAAGGAAAGCCTGACCACGCTTATCCCGACGATACGCCGCCCAAACTCAACCCTCATCTTCACATGGAACCCGCTCACCTCGCATGACCCCG